CCGCCCCAGAGTGCCGGCTCCTCCTTGGCGGTTTCCTGCAGTTCCTTTACATCCCAATCTCCTACCGCCAAAACACCGCGCATGGTACCGTGAGTGCGCAGCCGCCTGGTCAAAGCCCTGGTATCTACTTTTGAGTTGTCAATTTCTATTTTGTCATCAGAACCTATATCTTCTTTCTTCATAAATTCACCACCTATCGATTGTTTTGTAGTTTCTTTTAATTCTTTTAGCATTTCAAGATACATTTCTTTAAAACTTTTCTTAGAATAATTTTCAATTTCAGCTTTGGGAAAACATGGTGTTTTATCACTTCCAAGTGCTGCAATTGCTTCAAATTCAAAGGAATCTATTTGATAATAATTATCTACTATTTTTCCTGAAAGTGGATTTATTTCCATAGACACTTTAGGTGTTATTCCATTATTTAACCATTCTTCGATTTTTTTAGATGCATCATATCGCATCCATAAAAAACACCCATCTACAACTACATAAGTTTTTATATCAGAATCTTCTTCAGTACCTTCGTTTACTTCTTCAAAATATATTTCTGCACTCTCTGGAACTAATCCGAGGGGTACAGTGTCTTGGTATAAAACCCAATCACCATTTTTATCTTTTTTTAGTTTTGTATTGTGCCCTTCTAAATCACCTTCTAAACCATAATCATCAACAGTATCTTCATTATATTTGGCTACAATTGGAATATTATAAATACTGTCTTTTGCATATTCAAATGCTTGAGGAGTAATATTAGAAAAATTTTGATTCTTCCCAAATGCAAAAATCTTAATTCTTACCTTCTTAAAAGTCGAATTATAATTTTCTATAGTTTCAAATTGCCCTTGAAGAATTTTAGACAATAGATTTCACCTCCTTTAAGAAATATCAGATAATTTAACACTAAAATTATTCATCAAAAAAGGAGGTTAGATAAACAGTCTAACCCCTACAGGCAATAAGAAGAACAGTCTTATGCCTTAAAACTATATTATAGTTATATTATTGTGCTCTATTATCGTTACTTTGTCTGTTGCGTTGGTCTAATCCACCGTCTGCAAGATTATTTTCATCCTTCTTTGGTCTACCACTATCTCCACTTTGAGTATGAGCAGAAATAAGTGGTATCAAATCATCTACAATACCAAGTTGATTTTCAAGATTAGACATCCCAATCATTTCTAATTGACTAATACCTAAACTTGCAGCAATTAAAAACTTAGGAAAACCATATTGGCCTGCCCTTAAAAATTTATCAAACATATCTTCGCGATTATAAATTGTAATATCAGGAAATATTAATTTCCATTTATATTTTCTGCTACTGAACTGGTCGAGTTTCTTTTTGAAAAAAACCTCATATTGACGTAATAGCGAAAACATTATAGAAGAATCCATTTCTATTGACCTATTAAGACCAATGTTACCTGCTTGGTCACTATTAAAAAGAAGTTGACTTACACCAGCAGAAATAAATAAGTTCTTTTCAGCTTTACCAACCAAATCTTCATCAAATTTATTACTATTTAATGTAATCCCCGTTAATTCCATAGGGGTAGTAACTACTCCAATATATTCTGGTATATTAGATTTTACATTATTATGAAATTTAACCGCTGCCTTATCATCAATTAAAAAACTATTCACTTTAGCATCTTTATCTGACTTCATGGGAATACGTTGATGAATCAGTTTATAATTATTACCCCTAGTGCTATTTTCCTGGAGATCTTTATAATCTTCCAAGCCAAGCAAACCCTCAAAAATCCCACTGAACAAAGATAAATTTAAAATTAAACTTCTATCCATTTTAAAACATATTGCCTTCTCTGGATTGAGTTTTTGCCATTTCTTATTACGATAATCTTTTTTGTACTTTTGATATCCTTTTTTAAACTCATCATCATAATTTTCAATGTCTACATTTTGTTTATCAAAATAAGAAAAATTAAATTCAAAAGTATAAGTATTATATCTATCTATTCCAGAAATGCGACAATAATTTGTAGGCAACTGTTGCCAAATTACATAATCACCATCTGTGCGCTCATAAGCAAAAAAAACATCTTCTCGCAAAAGAATTGGTTCTATTTCAGATAATTTATTTTTGATATTATAATTCTCAATATAATTAAGTGTCTTATGAAAATTTTTCAAGAAATTTTTATTATCAACATCTACCACATCAGGAATTAAAATATAATCATGTGTTAGCATTTTAGAAAAGTAATTAATTAAATTCTTATATTCTTGTGAAGTAGCATATAAATACATGCTTACTTCACGAATTTGCCGTTCAAATTGTTCTATTTTTCCTAAAAAACGTCTGATTTGTTCTTTGGTGTATTTTCGTGATTTAGCATTAATACTTCGATTAATTGTACTGTTGTAAAACGAATCTACATCAAACAATAATATTTGGGTTGATTGATTTTGTGATTTATATTGTTTGAACATCTCATAAAACTCTAAAAACTCATTCTGAATTTTTTGTTCATTGGACAATAGTAAACCTCCCTTCTAATTGAAGAGTAAATAATTATCAATATTTACTTCTTTCTCTTCTTCTTTTAATTCTTTTTCCAACAATCTAGCATAATAATTGCAATACGCTAAACTAGAAAATCGGTCTTTTCTATTAGAACCAATTTCTTTGAGTTTTACATAACCATTCTTTATTTCATACTCAAGATTTACCATTTCATTAACTAATACACTAGTCTGAATATAAGGTTTCAACATTTCTACTTGTTCTTGTGTTGATCTGTCTAAATAATCATATTTATCAATTAAATAATCTTTTGCCTCAATATCATTTATCAGCAATCTTATTTTTCTTTTCTCTAAATCCGATTTTAGCGACATTGCAACTTCATGGTTTGTTTCTTGTTTTGTTATTTTTAATGAATAAATTACTGGTATGGCATTTTCATCCAATGCTCTGTTTTTCATTTCTTCATTATTCATTGCACACCAAGCAGGATATTCAATATCTCTCTCTTCGTCATAAAGTATCTTTACACATGCGTCATATAATCCAAGACCATTTCCCTGGGTATCCATAATTACATAATCAGCTTCAAAATCATGATAAAGTTGTTTTAATCTAATTGCCTGAGTTTCTGAATGTTGACCATTTAAAGATTCAATATATGGAACATATCTTATATAACCATCTCTACTTGGAAGCAATCTCATACAAGTAAACACAGTGTTATCATTTTGATTTCCAGGCATGAGAGCTACGTCTACTCCAATTAATCTAATCTCACCTGCTTGTCTTGCGTCATTAAAACTCTTTTTCTTTCTTTTATTTTTCGTAAACTCTAAATTATTTAATGGTAAAAATGGTTTTTTAAGTGTCCTACACTTATGAATATCGTCTAACTTATAAAATGCTTTCTCTGACTCACCGAAAAATAGGCATTCCATTTCCATCATCCAACTAATCGAGTCAAAATCTTCTTCCTGCATTTCATCTAAAACTTGTTCTTCCATCAATAAACCTTCGGCAATTGATAATTGATAAGGAAGACCACAAACAAAATATCTTTTCTCTTCTATCATTGCTTTTATATAAGATTTAAATTTAGAAAAAGACCAATGGGATTTGTACCACGCACTTGATATATATATTTCTTTATTCCTTTCTTTTAAATGTTTATATTCCGGTTTATTCAAATATTTTGGTTGTCTTGGTGCACCTAAAAACCTACGCAATACCTTATTAATTACAGATAAATCAATCATACGAAATTCATCTGCAATCAATAAATTACCCCTAGCGCTTCTAGCATTATCATTACTTGCAACAACTCTAATAAAACTACCATTATGAAATTCAACATAAGGGTCATTTGTTGCTGGTCTTAGTACCGATATTTCACGCTGTAAATTGGGTGAATTTCTATGCAATTCAACTATTTTTTCAGCAATTATATTTCTTGCTTGGGATTTAGTACCAGATGCCAATATTATTTTAGTGCCGGGATAAAGTATAGCCCTTATTACACAATAAATACTAATTAACCATGATTTACCCTGCGAACGAGCAGCGAGATACATAAAATAATGACTATAATTCATCATATAAAGCAAAAATACTTGGAAAAGTTTTAACTTAATTCCCAAGTATTCTTCAGCAAATCTATGTGGGTTCGCCCTATAAAACGAACACCACAAAGCAATTCCATTCATCAATTTTTCTGATTTTGTTAAGTTTTCAACAAACTTATTTGTATTATTTCCTCTTTCAAAAATGTTATCTTTCCTTGTATTTTTATTTCTCGTTACTTGAAAGTGGTCATATCCTGCTATCATCATCACCTCCAGTTTCAACAGGAGGGTTTTCTACTGTATATTTAGATAATTCTTCTTCGTACATCTGAGAATATGA